AGTGCCGATACCGAATCCACATACCATAAGTTAGCATCTTCTTCTGTTGCTTCGCGCAGCCCAAAACTATTCACGGAGGCGGATGATTGGTCTATCACTGTCTTGGTATGATAACGTGAAGTAGTATCATAATTAAACATTACGTATTGTTTATTGATAATGTCCTTATCATCAATATCCATAGCAGTATCACCGAATTGATTATCACCATTGATTACGGCAGTAGCACTATCTACAATGGAAAATCGTTTGAATGCTATCTTATTATCATATCGGTAGATAGCAGAGCGAGTAATGCGGGCTATCTTGCGTAATACTTCATTGCATTTCTGGCCTTGAAATAATCCACTCAATCTCACGTTATCACTTGAAAACACAGAAGCCCACGTTAAAAAAGAGGGGTAATCAATATCCGGGTTTGACGAGTTAGCAGTAGTGTCTAGTCCACCATAACTCACACAAGCATACCATGCTAAATCAGAGGGTAAATAACTGCTGCCTGTGTAATCAACAGGAGTATCCTGTGTTCCCATAATACGCTCTGACAATGGCTTGAACTTGTCGTTAAAAATAACCCTTGCGTAACCTTTACCCCATGACACTTGTTCTATTTCACCGGACACCATTGTAATTAATTCATCACCCGATGTTGGGTGTGTAAAGCCTATTTTCACATGGCAGGTATTTTTTAATTTAGTTTTGTCATTTTGGAAAAAATTAAACTGCTGGGTGTCATTTGCAACTTGTAACGAGGTACGCGCAGGGCGTATATCATTCCATTTTATTTTTATATTAGGCCATTTTAACACATGATCGCTATAATCAGATGTGCCAATGAGAAATACACGTTTAGGTGTTGCCCCTTTAGCATTCGACTGGTCTACAAACCAACTTGTTACTGACAGGGCCATTTAGTATGTTTCCAGTACAATAGTGCCTTCAAACAAATCATCATAAGGTGCTATAACATTACGTATAGGTGCATCATTACCTTCCACTCTTATACTGTAAACTTGTGTACCACCTGTTTTCATGAAAAGTAACTCTGTGTTATTTTCCCACCAACTATTTACGATAGACATGTATGAACTATTAACATACATCACAGAAAATTCAAATTTCTGCCATGTTCCCCATGTATATTTATACTTCTTGCCTGTTGGTGTTCTATGCATAGATTGTTCTTTTTTAGCGGTCTGCTCAAAATCATATTCAGGCTCAACGTCGATGCCGGTAGAACTATCAACAAAAAGTCTATAGGTCATGTTCTTTCAATCCTTTCTATAGCATGTTGACGAATACCGGACGCATCAAGCGCATCAAGCGCAGGAATAAATTTCTGTGCCATTATTTCCTCTATATCCTTTGCATTCATTTGCAGTAACATATCTGCATTAGTCGCATTCTCAAGTACATGTATAATTAAATTATCAATTGTTACACCGCCTTTACTGCCATTATTCATAAAACTGGTTAAGTCATTATTTTGTGAAGGACTAAGTACACGCTCGCCTTTATCTAATAAGTATGTGCCTTCACGTGGGACGTTTGTCATACCATCGTGCGCCTGACCTGAAAAGCTGGTACTTTTAATTTTTGAAATTTGTGCCAAACCTGTCAGTAACATTAGGCCAGCAGGGATTATACCCCATGGATAACCACCACCATTTTCATAAGATTGAATAACAGCAGATGGCAATGACACTACAGCCTTAGCCAAGGCCATGGCTTTTTGTATTCTAAATGCTGTTTTGCTGGTGGTAGATAAATTGCTCAACATTTCCCCACTGGCATCTAACATATCAACAAGTTCCATTTCTCTAATAGCTTTACCAAATTTGTAAGAGCCTACCAGGGCATTTTTTCTGGTCTTTGCCATATCTTCGAGATATTTTTCTTCTATCTTTTTCTTCATGTTGACATGTTGTTGATCTGAAATTTGTTCCAGCATGTTTGCATTTTCGAGCATTAACAAATCTTGCTCGTACTTCATTTGAACGATTTGCTCTTCTTCTAAAAAATACTCCTGCAAGTCAATAATTTTCTGTGCATAAGTCTCTCTATCCATTTCCAATGCAAGCATGTTTTCTTTTGCATTTTTAAGTAGTACAGATTCTTCTTCTTTGCTGCCGTACTGACCTTCTCCACCATAACGCTGTTTGGTTTTTGTGGTATCTGCTTCTGCGGCTTCTCTTGCTTCTTTTATTTCTTCTACAGCTGACTTTACTTTATCTTTAAAATTATCTATTGCAGTAGATGGCATAGGCTGCGCCACCAAATCCATAAACTCTTTTTTCAACTCGGCAGTACGCTTTGCCGCTTCTTGTGTTATGGCAGGTAATGTAGCTAAAAATCCTTTAGGTTTATAATCTTCATCAAAAAATTTCCTCATACCAACATAGGCATCTGTAACGCTGCGCACCATTACCCAAAATGATTCACCTATTTTAGCAAAAACGACTTGTAGACCTGACCACACTGCGTTTAGTCCGCGTACCATATCCGCCATGAAGCCTACAGAGTCTATGACTTTATCAAACCAGCTTGTGGCAGTTTTACCCCAAACATCGGCACTCTTTGTTGCATCATCAAGTGCTACTTTAAGATAATCATTGATAACTTTGGCAACGGCTTTTAAATAATCCATAATGCCGCTATCCATTATCAAATTTCTAAAAGCAAACCATTTATCTGCTAGCATGGACATTAAGCCTTGCCATGTTGTTGCTAGTTTAGCGGTAGCGCCTTTTATCCTACTGTTCGGTCCTTCTAACGCATCTATCAACATCCTTTTTGTTTCTTCTGCTGAATAACTCACACCGGCTGTAAAACCTAACATAGCCAGTGTACCTTTCTCCCTGAATTTATCAGCACTTGCAGCACCAGCAGATAGCATGCGTTGCACTTGTTCAGTTGTTTCTTGTATGCCTAATCCGGTTGCGGCTGCAAGGTCGCCAATTCTAGGCACCCACTGGTTTATTTCTTCTACACCACCTTCCAGGATACCAGCCAAGTTGGTAGCTGATTGCATGATTTCCTCAAATTCAAAAGGCACTTCACTTGCATATGTTGACATGCTTTTGAAAAGTCTGTTGCCTTCACCTACACTACCTAGTAGAACGCCTAGGCGTACTCTTAATTGTTCAGAAGTATTAGCAGCTTCGACAAAAGACTTGGCTAACGCAGCAACTCCGACACCGGCTATCAATCCCTTAAGGGAAAAAATGGTATTGCCGACTGACTTAAGACCTTTTTGTGCTTTTCCTAAAGGCCCGGAAAGTTGGTTCTTTGCCTTTAAAATAAACTCAATAATCTTTTGTTCGCTTGCCATGCTTTCGCCTCATACTTTTCATCTCACGTTTGCGATATTTCATATAAAAATTACGTATCATATCAAACATCTGAACTACAGTGTGTTCCTGTTCTAAATAACTCTTACTATCCGGCCAACAATATTGCTCTATTCCATCTGATGTTGTATTGTGACATGCAAAAAAAGTCGATATCCAATCAGATATGCAAACACCATAAGCAATAATATCCTCAAAACTGACTCCTTCAATCGCGGCAGCTATCGTTTTTTGGATGTCTTTTTCTTTTTTCCATCCGCTCCCATTTTACTGGCCTCCATTAGATTTGTTCCCATCGTAGTTGCCAGTTCTATAAAATAACTATCTGTAGTTACAATATCCAATGGTACAGCATTACCATTAGAGTCTTTCGGGCCTGTAAAGTTACTAACATGTTCTGGTAGCATATCAATCATACAGCTCATTGCTTCTGCGGCTTCAAGTGTTCCATCTTCACTGACCTTTAACATCACTGAGGTTAGTATCATCATTTCTTTTCGGTTCAATCGAGTTAATTCATAGGAGATTATATCCCCGTCAAACTCGTGTTCAAACTTAACACTCGGTGTATATCCCGACATAGTATGTCTCCTGTTGATTAATAAGCAGCTTTAGTATTGACCAATGTTAAACGCAGCGAGGTGCCGCTGGTAACAGAATATTTACCAGCTGCGGTAATGCCCATTTCCAGCTCACCCGGCCCACCTGCGCCCGGATTGGCTTCTGAGTAACGCATTAAAGGCAGTTGGATTCGCAGACTGTCATAATAACCTGATTGAATCTGAGTAACCCCAGTTAGTGTAAGGTCTAATTCACGCTCTGATTGGCTCAAAAACTGCTGATATTCGTCCTGAGAGTCGAATTTAACCGTACCAGCGACCGCCACAGTACGCATACCAGAGCGTTTAATCCGGCTAGGGTATTTACTACCACTGAGGGTATGCATGGCCTCCAGTGACTCTTCCAGCGTTATTGTAAGCTCTGTGAACTCACTGATACCGGCACCACCCAGGCTCAACGAAGCCGTGTCCCATGTCCAGCGCTTGCCCTGCGGATAGCTAGGAGTCAATGCAGCTTGCTGGGTAAAGTTACCGCCTACAAAATTGACTTTGGACTTAAGTAATGCGCCTTGTGCCATGGTCAGTTCCAGCATCGAGCCGTTCAGGTCTGAGAACACCTGTGCTGACCCTACATCGAATTGTTTGACATAGGTCACAGGGGTATTAGCTGCTTTTACATCAAAATCAGCAGTTCTTGGCTCGAATGTATGCGTATAAATAGCACCTGAGTTTACAGACGATGCAGGCGCACCTAATACAGTTTGAATCAATGCTCCTAACGGTACAGGCTGCGCCTCACAGTCTAGTTCACCAGATACCATTCGTGGGCCTTCGTAAGTATCACCTTCATCGAACACACCACGCATGTTTTCAGAAATCATAGGTGGTATCTCAAGACCAACACCCTCTGATACAAACGGTAGCCAATGCATAGAGGCTGTGTTTAAAGTACCAAAGGAATTTTGGAAACAAATTCCAACATCTGTTAATTGACCGTACATTATTTTGACTCCTCTTCATTCAGCTTCTTGTTGGATTTGTTCACTTCCAACACATCGCCTTGTTTTAAATAACTGTTTGCCAGTTCATCAGACATAGTAATCTTTTCACCTTTGATGCCTAGACCACCACCCTTTATAGCTGAATCGTCACGATTCCATATAACTGTTTTCATCCTGTTGCCACCTTAAAAGTTAATGAAACAATAGACCATTGAAAATAGATAGTCTTTGAATCATGCTCATTGTAAGAATAGTTAACATCAATAGCTGTTAGCATATCAACATTACCACCTAGTTTTGGGTCTGCCCAAACTGCATCAAGTACGGCCTGTGTTAGTGCCTCAAGTTGATCTTCACACTTTTCACCTGTGTCTAAATTAGATTCTTGAATTAATAGCTTGAACACAATAGATGCTGTGAAAGATTTAGTATGCTTGCCCATCCGTTCAGGTACATAATCTATCGAGTCTCTATAAATACTGACCCACGGTGTCAAATCCGGGTCCATATTAACGTACTCACCCCGATTTATTTTTACACCGTTCTGCACCATATACACATTAGAAGTGAGCTGGGATTTTAACGCTTCTGCAATTTTTGCTGCATCAATCATTTCGGCCAGCCTTTAGTAGCACCTTCAACAAACTTTTCATAAGCCGGTTTAACGGCTTTCCATGCTTCATTTGATGTTGGTAACATTCTACGAATAGGTAAGCCATATAATCCTTTTTCATGCGGTAATGAGTAAGGTACTTCTGTGCCTATACCTGCATCATTTTTATCATAGAAAGCAGAAAATTTATCTTTTAAATTACCAGTTTTCTGTAGTGTCATACCATTTCTAGCTATTGCCGCATCTGATTTTTTCCAGTTACCTACTTTACCACCTTCAGTTTTAAAGTTGACCTGTACCCACCTGTCCAGTATGATAGATGCAGCTTTATTAGGAATAGAAAAATCACTAAACTTATTAGAGACACGTTTAAACCATGCTGTGATAGAGTCAGAACTAGGTGATGTTGTAATACTAGTAATCACGTGCATTCTCCTCGTTATCTAATTGTGACGAACTCACGTGAAACTCTGTAATAACGTCCATACCAAATACCGGGTGATAATCTTTAGTGGTCGAATAAGCGATATCTGAAGTGCGTGTAATAATATCACCGCTACCAACTACCATTGACATTTTACCTTTAATTAGTTTATCAATCCTGTCTGTTACAGAATCATCAATCATCTTTGCTTTTTCTTCGTCCTTGAACCGTATCATCATTGCAAATGATTTATCTATACATAAATCCTTGACTGTCTCATTGTTATTACTAAAAGGTGCAGTAAAATAAGGTGCTAACATGCCATCAATTTCTGATTCCGCATATCGGATATAATTCGTTTCCGCTTCTGGCGCATCTGAAACTTCAGCCGCTTTTCTATAACGACCCACTAGATCATCCCATTCAATGTATCTGGCCATTAATCTACTTCTCCTGTCACAGCTTTAAATTTAATTCTGTTTTTGTATGGTTTACCGTTTATTGTCGCAAGTGTTTCACTTACATAGTAACCTTCCAGACTAGATATTGTGTGGTCATGATAATAATGACCATTACCGCTGCTTACCATCGTGCCGCTATCTACCAGTGTTTCACTACCTGTATAGGTAGCACAATACAAATCAGATGGCGTAATGCCTGAGTTAACCCAAGTTATTTGAATCGTATCTCCTATCAGATGTTTTTTCATAACTACCTCGTATCAATTTTTATAGGAGCTGTGACAATATCAATTATTATTGGGGTTTTTATAGTAACCAGCACAAGAGAGTTGATACTAGTTACTATGATATTATCTGGCACGTTTCATAATTCCTTTATAATCTGGTTTAAACGATTGCAATATTGTTTGAATTGACAAGCGTTGGCGTGCCGTCATCGTCACGTACAGCAGCCAGATTACCGCTAATGAAATTCT